GAAATACACTATGGGGTATTTTTGAATGGAATTCAAATGCGGCTACTGTTACTGGTGGACAGAGCTTTACAAATAAAGTTCCAACTGTAATTACAGATAACACAAAATTAGTAGGCAATTCAGCAACTGGTGTACCTAAGACTTCCGTTGGTCAAGTAGGTGACTATGTAGCCGTTGCAACTACTACTTTAGAAAAAATATATTATAAAAATGCTTCCGGAACTTGGGTACAAGTTGGATCTGATGCATGGATGGCTTCAAACGCAACTGTAACAGGTACGCAAAGCAATCCAAGTATTACTAACGGTAATACAATAAGCATTAATGGAACTGTAGTTACATCAGGTGGAACTGCATTAAGTAATGTTGAAGTAGCAATTAATGCCGCAGGTATTGCCGGCGTAACTTCAGCTGTAGTTGATGGTAAATTAGAAATTTACGCAAACAGTACATCTGCAAGTGACGGATCAACTGCTGATGGTAAAATTGCATTAGCGTTAGGTGGCGGAACATTACTAGCAGAGATCGGACTAACGGCGGCAACAACCGCGGCACCGGCACTGACTATTTCAGCACATACTAGTGTACCAGAGTTTAAAGTAAGTGACACAGTACCAAGACCATCAGGGTCAATTTGGATTAAAACTACACAACCTAATGTAGGTGCACGTTTTAGAGTTAAAAGATTTAACGCAACAACGGCACTTTGGGAAGATATTGTAGCTCCAATGTATGCAACAAACCAGTCAGCTTTATACAACTTAGATAAAACTGGTGGTGGCACAAACTTAGCCCAGGGCGTTTTATATGTAAATTATAATAATGCAGAAGCAACTGATAATATTGCAGACTTTAAAATTTACAGACGTAGTACTACAGGATCTACTAGAATTGTAAGTGATATTATTACTACACAGCTTACAGCCGCAACTTATGGATTTAATATCCAAGAAACAAAAGTAGCAGTAGAGGCTTTAGCGGCTGATGTAACTATGAGTGTAACTACAACTGGTGCATCAACTGATGCAGATTTAGTTGCAGGAGCAATTAACTCAGGTGGTTTTACTAACATTGTTGCTTCAGTAGATGCTTCAAATAGAATTGTTATTGAACATAATGATGGTGGCGACTTCCGTATTAAAGATACTAATACAGTATTAGCATTGGCAGGATTTGCCGCTTATGTTGATGCTAACTCAGGAACACCTAACTTGTATACAAAACCAACTAGCGACACTACACATGATTTTGTTGCAAGTAACTGGCAAGTATTAACTCAAACATCAAGCACAGATGCTCCAACTGCCTTAACAGTAGATGGACGTATTTGGTACAGCTCAATTGTTGACGAAGTTGATATGCTGATACACAATGGTACTACTTGGGTAGGCTATCAAGATTCAACTAGCCCATTTTACGCAGTAGCTTCTGGAGATAAAACAGATCCAGCAGGTCCGATTGTAACGGCTACAGAGCCAACTTTACAATCAGATGGAACTGCACTTAAAAATGGTGATCTTTGGATTTCAACAGCAGACACAGAAGCATATCCTAAGATTTACAAATACAATGGCACAACATTAAAATTTGTACTTCTTGATAATGGCGATCAAAGTACTGAAGACGGAGTTCTTTTTGCAGATGCACGTTATAATACATCAGGTGCTAATTCAGACAAAGACGGAACTATTGCGGCACTATTAGTAAGTAACTTTATTGACATTGACGCTCCAGATCCAGCACTTTATCCAAAAGGTATGTTACTTTGGAATCTACGTAGAAGCGGATTTAATGTTAAGAAATTTGTTCGTAACCATGTTAACACGGCTACTGACAACATTAGATTTGGCGACGAATCACAAGATGCCTACTATGCACACCGTTGGGTTACTGAATCAGGTAACCAAACAAACGGAGCAGGTAGTTTCGGACGTAAAGCTCAACGTAAAGTTGTTGTACAGGCATTACAAGCATTAGTAAATAGCAACCAGAAAATTAGAGATGATGAATCAAGACTGTTTAACTTAATGGCTTGTCCGGCTTATCCAGAACTAATTGGTGAAATGGTTACATTAAACTATGATAGAAGCCTAAGTGCTTTTGTTGTAGGAGATAGTCCATTTAGATTAACCCCGGATGCTACTTCACTTAATAACTGGGGTAAAAATGTTAACTTAGCAACTGAAGACAACGATGACGGACTTGTTACAAGTGATGAGTACTTAGGCGTGTTTTATCCAAGTTTATTTACAAGTGATAATGCAGGTAACAACGTAGTTGTTCCACCAAGTCATGGTATACTAAGAACTATAGCATTAAGCGATAGTGTTTCGTTTCCATGGTTTGCACCAGCAGGTACAAGACGTGGCGGAATTACAAACGCTAGTTCGGCGGGATACATTGATAGCGAAGGCGAATTTGTAAGTACTGCACTTAATGAAGGTCAAAGGGATACATTGTATAGTAATGCAGTTAACCCAATTACATTCTTAACAGGTGCAGGTTTAGTTAACTACGGACAAAAAACTAGAGCCAAAAATGCTAGTGCGTTAGATAGAATTAACGTTGCTAGACTAGTAATTTACTTACGTGGACAACTTAAAAAACTTGCTAAACCTTATATCTTTGAACCAAATGATAAAATTACACGAGACGAAATTAAGGCACAAGCAGATAGTTTGTTACTTGAGTTAGTTGGTCAAAGAGCACTTTATGATTTCCTAGTTGTATGTGATGAATCAAACAACACACCAAGTAGAATTGATCGTAATGAGCTTTATTTAGATATAGCTATAGAACCAGTAAAAGCTGTGGAGTTTATTTACATTCCATTAAGACTTAAAAATACTGGTGAAATTGCAGGGCTCTAAGATGATAAATATTACTAACGAGGAGATATTATAATGAGCATTTCAACACTATCAAAACTTACAGTACCTTTGGATACTAGCTCTTCAGCAAGTAACCAAGGACTGTTGATGCCAAAACTCCAATATCGCTTTAGGGTGACATTAGAAAATTTTGGAGTTGCAGGCACACCTACATCAGAACTAACAAAACAAGTTGTTGATGTAACAAGACCTAACGTGTCTTTTGAACAAATTACTGTAGACGTATACAACTCACGTGTATTTCTAGCAGGAAAACATACATGGGAACCAATTACACTTAACTTACGTGAAGACGTTTCGAACAATGTACAAAAATTAGTTGGTAGCCAACTACAGAAACAATTTGATTTCTTTGAACAATCAAGTGCGGCATCAGGACAAGATTACAAATTTGTAACTAAAATTGAAATCTTAGACGGTGGTAACGGTGCGAATGCAGTTGGTATTCTTGAAACTTTTGAACTTTATGGTTGTTACCTAGAAAGTGCTAATTATAATACATTAGCGTATAGTACGAATGATCCAGTAACTGTAGCATTATCTATTAGATACGATAATGCAATACAAACACCACAAGGTACTGGAATTGGTACAGCAGTTGGTAGAGCGACTGGTACACAAGCTACAGGCGGCGCATCAATATAAGTATTACAAGTATAATATTTCCTAGTTAAATTAAGAAGGGGCTTTAATCGGCCCCTTTTTTCTTGACAAAACCCCCACATTTCGTTTTAGATAAATAATAGTATGGCTTCTAGAAACACATTTATGTCTAACTTTGCTCAAGGATTATTTAATCCTAAAGGCACTATGGGCGACTGGCATCACGCCAGGGCATTATATACTAACGATAGTTTTAGGCTTGCTCCTAAACATAAATTTTTATATCATGTAGTATTCAATCTTAATGCAACCGCTGTTAAGATACTTCCTCAATTAAAAACTGAAGAAATTAATATGTTAGTTAAAGCAGTTGACATGCCAAAATTTAATGTAAGTACTTCTTTAAAACATCAATATAATAGAAAACGTAACTTACAAACAAGATTAGATTACGATCCTATTAGTATTACATTTCATGATGATAACTTTGGTCAAACAACTGCAATGTGGGAAGCATACTATAGATATTATTTTAAAGATGGAAATTATACAGGACATGATGGTATTAGTCCTCTAGATAAACATCATGCATATAATAAAGGTAACACTTACGTAGGTCAAATATATAATAAACATCGCTATGGTTTAGACAACGATAGTTTTTATAGTTTCTTTGACAGTATACAAATTTTTCAACTATCAAGAAGAAGATATACAGCCTTTACACTTGTTAATCCTATGATACAAAGTTGGCAACATGATAGTTTAGATAATAATTCGAGCGATGCAGTACAAAGCACTATGCAAGTATTATATGAAACTGTTTGGTATAGTCGTGGCGCTGTTAATACAGCAGAAGGTATTCCGAAAATGTTTGGTTCACCTTCGGGACATTATGATACAACACCAAGTCCAATAACAGTAGAAGGTGGTTCAAACTTTGGAGGACTGCTTGGAGGAGGAGGTATTTTAGCACAAACTGGAAATCTTTTACAAGACATTTCAAGTGGACAAGCATTTTCTTCTCCAGGAAGATTACTTGGTACTATACTTAAAGGTGCTAACATTTTTAAAAATGCAAAAGGCTTGTCTATAGACGGAATTCGTCAAGAAGGATTTGGTATTTTAAAAAATGCACTTGGCGGCATTGGAGGTATAAGTGCAAACCAAGTAGGTGGAGTTGCTAGTTCGTTCTTTCCTAAAAATAGCGGATTAGGATCTATTATTTCAAACGTTACTCCGACGATTGCAGGAATAGGCACAGTTACGGCAGGATTTGCGGCTGTTAAATCATTGACTTCAGGAGGTGATATCTTAAGTACAGTAACAAAAGCCGCGGGCGTAGGAGTACTTCTTGCTTCGGCGGCTGATAGCCCCTTTGGTAAAAAAATAATTAATGCTGGAACTGATTTGGCTGGAGATGCTCTTTCATCAATTTCATCAGCATTTAATAATTTATCAGAAGGTGAACAAGCTTCAGAAATACTAGATGCCACTAACGCTATTACTTCTAATTCAAATGATGCTTTTGCTAAAGTTGAAAAAAGTGGTACTGCGTTTAAATCTGGTGGAACTAGTTTAATGGATTTTAGAGGTGCGGCATGACAACTAGAAGTACAGCTATAGACACTTCAGATCATAGAAGTAATTTACCTCGATCAGGTCCTAATGATACAGCCGATACAGTTAAAAGTATGTTTAACAAATACTTTACTGAATCTTTATCATTTCCATCTAATGAAGTAGATGCAGTTGTAGGTTTCTTTGAAAGTCGAGAATTTGATCCAACTAGTGCTAGAACACTTGGAACAGTTCTTATGCAACAGGCAAGACTTGATGGTGTAAAAGTATTTGAACTTTTAGATACACTTAAAGGTACAGATAGATTACAACTAAGTGCTGTCGTTACAGAAATATTAAATTATAATAGGTCAAAAATTAGTACCCTTGGTTATCGTGTCGATTCTTCTAGTGATAAATTAGAGAAGCGTAACGTGTTGGTATGACATGGCGAAATATGCACAGGGACGCTATAGTCTTAAATATACAGAAAAATACTTAGGCAACAAAACACCCCTTTATAGATCTAGTTGGGAATTCGCATTTATGAAATTTTGTGATGAAAGCCCATCCGTGTCTAAATGGGCAAGTGAGTCAGTTAAGATTCCTTATAGGAATCCTTTAACAGGAAAACTTACAGTTTATGTTCCAGACTTTATGATTCAATATACAGATGCAAAAGGAAAAGGGCATGTTGAATTAATAGAAGTCAAACCTGAAAACCAGATGAAGAAAGAGAGCATCGGAAGAAATAAGTACCGACAAGCTCAATATGTACAGAATCTTGCAAAATGGGAAGCCGCAAGATATTGGTGTAAACAAAGAAAGATTGTATTTAGAGTCATCAATGAACATGACATATTTCATAAAGGAAAAAGGAAATGACGGATGGAACCACGGCAGATTCACTTAATGTAATAGCAAGTTTATGGCCAATATTTTTAGGATTCGTTACATTAGTAATTGTATTAGCTAAAATGCATTCGTCAATAGAAGTCCTACGCGAGAAAGTCCACACTCTTTTTGAGCTGTTCAACCAAAATAAGAAATAAATATACACGTAGTTAAATTGAAAAGAGAAGTATTATGGCATATAGTGAAAAAGTATTAGATCATTACGAAAACCCGCGAAATGTAGGTACGTTTGATAAAGACGATCCAAATGTTGGAACTGGAATGGTTGGAGCACCAGCATGTGGTGATGTTATGAAATTACAAATTAAAGTAGACGAAGAACAAATAGTAGATGCTAAATTTAAAACATTTGGTTGTGGCTCAGCTATTGCAAGTTCAAGTTTAGTAACTGAATGGTTAAAAGGTAAAACTTTAGATCAAGCAGGAGAAATTAAAAATATGGATATTGCAGATGAGTTAGCATTACCCCCAGTTAAAATACATTGTAGTGTTTTAGCCGAGGATGCTATTAAATCAGCGATAAAAAATTACAAGGAAAGAAATGACTAAGAAGTTAGAAGAACTCCTAAACTTACCTGAATCAAAAGAAATTATAGATGCAGATAACAATAAAGCTAAACTAGAAGCGAAGCAGGAACAAAAAGAAACATTTCGCGAAATAGCTGAATTTGACAAAATTACAGCGGCGTTACCGCAGGTAAAGGGTCTAGGAGAACTAGCTGATAAAGAGTTAAATGAAGTTTCTGATAAATCTATGCAGGCATATGAAGATTTAATGGATCTAGGTATGAATGTTGAAGCACGGTATTCAGGGCGTGTTTTTGAAGTTGCAGGGCAAATGCTTAAAACTAACTTAGACGCCAAGAATGCAAAACTTGATAAAAAGCTAAAAATGGTAGAATTACAGCTTAAAAAAGAAAAAATGGATAAAGAAAGCTCGATTGATGATGCTAATATAGTAAACGGCGAAGGGTATGTAGTTACAGATCGCAATAGTCTACTAGAAAAACTAAAGCACATGGATAAATAACAGTATAACAAGGAAACAAAGTCATGAGTAAAACATTTGTTGAACATTTAAATGAAGCACAAAAAACGTACACCTTTAAAATCGGTGTAGCTGGCGATTTGCCTGAAGGATGTGCTGATACATTAGAAAGTGCATTACAGAAGTTTAAAGTTTCAAATATGTCAGCTGGTAAAAGAACACCTATTACCGAACGACCTTTAGATTTTCCACAATTACAAAATACACATGTTCACTACTATGACGTTGAACTAACTTATCCAACTACTCCACAAGTATTACAACAATATGTTGCAATAGCGTGTGGCATTAGTGAATCTCATGTTATTGTACGAGGTGAAGGTGAGCCACAAGAAGAATACCAAGATAGAGAACAGTATGACAAAGTTTATACTGCTAACTTAGGTTCTGAAATGGAATCAGCTATTCCAAATCCAGAAGTCACAAGTGGCGACGGTAGAGTAATGGCTTTATTGAAGGAACTTGAAAAAGTTCGTTCAGAACGTGAAAATAAACAAGTTCCAGATGGCATAAGTGATACAGAACAAAAACATGATATGGGTGATCAAGGAACAACTAGTCCTATAGGGAGCAAATAATGAAGTTAAATGACATATACAAAAAAATTGATAGCTTGAATGAACAAGCATCAATGAATATTTCAATGTCAGGCGATACTGCTGATGACGTTGGAGTACTTTTAAAAATGATGCAGAATGCGGGACTAAAAGATGCAGGCCCGGCAGGCGAAATTAGTGATCCAAATCCAAGAATGGATATTGAAAAATTTAGAAACATAGTTGATTTACCAAAACCAGACGATCACGATCATGGTCCAATGGACATGCCACCAAGCATGCCTCCAATGGATATGGGACCACCTCCAGGTGATTCACCATGTGGTGAACCAGATGATGGACCATCAGATAAAGGCATGGATATTATAAAACTTGCTGGCATTGGTGATAAAGATGATGGCGATGATAAAAAAGATGATGACGGTGATGAAGGAACAGATTACGCTAATGCACCAGATGAAAAATATGGTGATACAAAACTTATGACTAAAGATTTATCAGGTGGATTAAACGGACCTAAAAAATCTTATCCAAAAGTAGCAGGTGGCGATAATCCAATGTCAATTAGAGCTGAACTAACTCGTTTAGAAGGTTCAATTAAAGAAGAACTTTGGAAAGCGTTAGAAGAAAAGAAAGCAAAACCAGACTTTCTTGATATGGACAAAGATGGCGATAAAAAAGAGCCAATGAAAAAAGCTATTAAAGATAAAAAAGTTAAAGAAGGTAAAGTGAAAGACATTGACACAATGACACAAGATGGTGATTCAGATGAAGAGATTGCAAAAGCATTAAAAGTAGATGTTAAAGATGTTAAAGCGGCAAAAGATAAAGGGAAAAAATAATGGTAGGCTTTACAAGAGTAAACGGACTAGGTGTAACAGTTGGAACATTGTATCAACATAATGCCAAAGGGTGGTTAGTTACTGCAAAAAATAATTCAGCGGCGGCAATTGATTTGCGAGCAGAAGACGATGCAGTTAATGAAGCAGGCGAACTAATTATTAAAGAAGTTAGCCCGTTAATGTATCAATTAGTTGATGCGGCAACAGGAATCATTTATATGATTACAGATCCATCACTTTCAGCCGCGGATATTCAAGCAAGATTACGTAACTTAGGTGACGGAACAGATGGTGCAGGGGTAAACAACGTAGACTTACGTGGTACTACTGTAGCGGCTGTAACAGGTATTACACTAACATAATTACAAACACAATATTTCCTCCCAAATATTTTAAACTCAAATAGGACCTTCGGGTCCTATTTTTGCCAATAAATACTAGTATGGTAAAAAGTTTAGACGGCGTATTAACTAAAAAAGCTCACTTACGTGAAAAGTTCGGCGAAGCAGAAATAAAGCACTTAAAAGCCTGTATGGATCCTGATTCAGGTTATTTACACTTTGCACAAAATTTCATGTATATTCAACATCCTGTTGAAGGTAAAATGTTATTCAAACCTTTTAAATATCAAGAAGAACTATTAAGTGCTTACCATAACCATCGATTCAATGTTAATATGTTACCGCGTCAAAGTGGTAAAACTACTTGTGCGTCTGCATATCTTTTATGGTATGCTATGTTCCATCCTGATCAAACAATATTAATTGCCGCACATAAGTTTGCTGGTGCTCAAGAAATTATGCAACGTGTTCGTTATGGATATGAATTATGTCCAGACTTTATTCGTGCTGGAGTAACAAATTATAACAAAGGGTCAATGGAATTTGAAAACGGTAGTAGATTAGTAAGTGCTACTACTACAGGTAATACTGGTAGAGGTATGTCTATATCATTACTATACTGTGATGAGTTTGCTTTTGTTAATCCAAGTATTGCTGATGAGTTTTGGACTTCAATGTCACCCACACTAGCAACAGGTGGTCGTGCAATTATTACATCAACACCAAACTCAGACGAAGATACTTTTGCAATTATATGGAAAGAATCACAAAATAAATTTGACGACAACGGTAATGAAAACGAAGTTGGAATTAATGGATTTCATGGATATACTGCACCGTGGGACGCTCATCCAGATAGAGACGATGACTGGGCAAAAGCAGAAGTAGGGCGTATTGGCGAGGAAAGATTTAGACGAGAGTACGGTTGTGAATTCTTAGTTTATGATGAAACATTAATTAATTCAATTAAATTATCAACATTAGAGGGAGTAGATCCTGTACTTAATATGGGTCAAACTCGTTGGTACGGAAAACCATCAGGAGATAAAACGTATGTAGTTGCTTTAGATCCAGCAATGGGTACTGGAGGTGATTATTCAGCAATTCAAGTTATTGAATTACCTACATATATACAAATTGCAGAATGGCGTCATAATACAACTCCAATTCCTGCACAAATTAGAATTATGAAAGATATATGTAACTATATTAAAGATGTTGGAAATACAACAGGACAAAATATTTACTGGAGTGTAGAAAATAATGCTATAGGTGAAGCCGCCCTTATTGTTATTAATGATTTTGGTGAAGAAAATATACCAGGTATGTTTGTTAGTGAGCCGATGAAAAAAGGACATATACGTAAATTCCGCAAAGGATTTAATACTACACACATATCAAAAGTAAGTGCTTGTGCTAAACTCAAAACAATGATCGAAAACGATAGAATGAAAATAAACAGTAAACCATTAATTACTGAGCTTAAAGGGTTTGTTGCGGCTGGGTCTGGCTTTAAAGCAAAGCCTGGTGAAACTGATGACTTAGTAATGGCTTCTATATTAACAATGCGAATGATTACAGTACTAAAAGCATGGGATCCAAGGGTATATGATACCTTTAATCAAGCTGATGACGAAAACCCAGAGGACTTTGTACCGCCAATGCCTATTATGGTTACGACGCAATACAGATAAATAACAATATGAGTACAATGGATAAAATATCAGAAAATTTATTTGCTAAAATTAGAGGTCGATTTCCATCAGTTACAATAGGTGATGCAGATGGAGTAGTTACTGACGATCCAAAAACAGCTCGTTATTATGACTTTGATTTTAAAGAAGGCGAAAAAATACTAGGCAAAGTAAGTATTGCTATTAACGAACAAGACGGTGTAATAGTAACTTATAATGATTCTTTTATAACTGATCAATCAGATCACGTTAAAGAAAACTGGTATAATTTCTTAAAAGAATTAAGAGTATTTTCTAAGAAAAATATGATGAATTTTGATATACGTGATATTACAAAGTCAAATCTTGATAAACGAGATTATGCACACTTAACTAAAAATAGCTCCGGAGACAAAACAATGAGTGAATCTACAATGTACGGAACGAGTCGAACAAGCTATGAAGATGTCGACAAAGCTCGTTTAGTACTTAAACATACACAAGCAGTTAATCCAGAAGTTGCTGGATCGAGAACACAACACGTTCATAGCATTTATATTGAAAGCGACAACGGTGAAAGATTTAAATATCCGTTTAGACATTTAAACGGTGCAAGAGCCTTAGCACGTCATGTAAGTGAAGGCGGACATCTTTATGATGAATTTGGAAAACATATCGTATCACTCAGCGAAGAACTTTCTAAATTACGTCAATTTAAAACTTATATGAATCGTAGTGCAGTAATGGCAGAAGGCTTAAAAGGTTATGTTAATGCTGTTAACGAACGATTAGAGACTGTTAAAAAAGAATGTTTAAAATTACAACGTGAAGCATATTATAAAAATGCTATTGAGAATTATAAACAAGAAGTATTAGAAGATGTTCCAGAAGAAGTTAGTAACAGTTGGATTGATGAATTAACTATTAGATCATTTAATGAAGAACTAAAAAGTGTATTTCCGTATGTTTATAAACTTATTAATGATTCTAAAAAAGTTGAAGAACTTGGGCCAGAAGACTTATTATCTGAAAAAACAGATCAAAACGATATCGAAGGCTCAATTGAGTGGGAAGTAGTTGGCGACGATGGTGAAGAATCTTGGGCTGACTTACATTATACAGCTCATGTCGATGGTGACAATGTAAGAGTTGATCCTAAGTCAGTTACAGGTGACATGAGAGATGAAGGATTTAATAAAGCTCGTTTAAGTTCTCATGATTTTGATGACGGACTTAACTCATGGCCAATTAAAGACGACGCGGCTGATATAATGAAAGATATGACTATAGACGCTAACAAAAGAATGGCTACTAGAGATAATGAAAGAGATCCTGGACATAGATTATATAAAGCACAAGAAGGTCACGGATCGAATGTTGATGAGTTCTTAACTAAAATTGCAAATGACAATGATCCTTATGAATTAATAGATCAAGGCCAAAGAGGAAAACATGGTCCTGAGATTGAAAAAGCAATACAAGATATGTACGACGACGTTTCAGTTGAGCATGGGTTACATCCAGATGATGACCATGAAGAAATTTACAATCGAATGGTCGACGATATCGAAAGTGAGTATGGTACTAGTGAAGAATTAGAACCACAAGCATTTGATCCAGTAGCAGAATATGAAAAAGCTATTTCTTATATTGTTGGTGAAGCTGAAAATTCATTATTAGATGGTGATGAAGAAACTAAGAGCCAAGCAATTAGTAAAATTAACGAATTGGTTGCTGATCATTTTCCAGCAGGTGTTAACGGTGCAAATGCTATTTCAAGTTTAGCAGGCATTATTGATGATCCAAAATTACAAGAAATGTTCCGTAAAATTGGACAAAAAGATTCCGACATTAACGTAACACCACTTGTAATGAAATGGATAGAAGCTAAAGCACCAGAGGTTATGGATCAAATACAATTAGGTAGCCCAGACGATGCAGACCATACAGCAGACACAGAAGTACCTGCAGACGCAGAAGTACCTGCAGAGGCGGCACCACTAGATCATCCAGACAAAGGCCAATATTTTGATCCTGAGATACTTAAAAAAATTGTAAAGGCAAAAGGCAAAGAACGTGATGACAAAAAAGATGACGGAAAGAAACCATCGGAAAGACTAGAAGAACTAATCAAAAGCTATTATGATTATACTACTAATAGATTTCCAAAAGGCGAAACGGCAGTTTTAACATCTGTAGAAAAAGAATTTGGTGAGAAGAGTATTCCTTATGCAGAAAGAATGATTGACAAATTATTTCACAATCAAGACGACGAAATGTCTCGTGTGAAACATTTGGCTGGTATACCCCAGTAAAAACCACTTTTTCGGCAAATAAGAACTTGACTTACTAAGTAAAAGATAGTAACATATATATTATGTGCTACTATTAAAGGCACAAGCAACGAAGGCTTATAACAACTTAAAGGAGGCTATAATTATGGCAACACTAGCAGAAATTCGTGCAAAATTGAAAGAACAAGAAAATCGCTCTTCAGGCGGTTCCGGCGGCGGCGACAACGCAATTTACCCATTTTGGAATTTAAAAGAAGGTGAGTCAGCAACGCTTCGTTTCTTACCAGACGGAGATGAAAGTAATACTTTCTTCTGGAAAGAACGATTGATGATTAAACTACCTTTTGCAGGAGTTAAGAATCAAACCGATTCACGACCTGTACAAGTACAAGTTCCATGTATGGAAATGTATGGCGAAACATGCCCTGTACTTTCAGAAGTACGTGGTTGGTTCAAAGATAAAAACCTAGAAGATATGGGACGTAAGTATTGGAAGAAACGTTCATATGTATTTCAGGGCTTTGTAACTGATAACCCTCTTAGCGAGGATACCACTCCAGAAAATCCAGTTAGACGTTTTATTATTGGACCTCAAATTTTCCAAATCATTAAGGGTGCATTAATGGATCCTGATATGCAGGAAATGCCAACCGACTATACCGCAGGTGTAGACTTTAGAATTTCTAAAACTTCTAAAGGTGGTTATGCAGACTATTCAACTTCATCTTGGTCACGCAGAGAGCGTCCATTAAATGAAGATGAGTATAAAGCTGTAGAAGATCATGGCTTGTTTACATTAAACGATTACTTGCCTAAGAAACCAGGCGAAGTAGAAGTTAAAGCTATTAAAGATATGTTTGAAGCATCAGTTGATGGTGAAGCATATGATATGGAAAAATTTGGTAACTATTTCCGCCCAGCGGGAATGTCAGCTCGTACAGGAGATCCTGTTAAAGCAAGTACACCAAGTCCAACTCCAAATCCAACTCCAGTAACTCCAACTCCAGAAGCAGTAGCACCAGCTACTACTACTGAAGCAGTTGCTGAAGAAGTAGCACCGGCGGCGGATAATAATAAAGCGGAAGACATCTTAAAGATGATCCGTTCACGTCAAACCAACTAAGAACTATGTTATATAGGGTGGCTGGAAACAGTCACCCTTATAATAATTGGATAAAGGAGAAATTATGACCAATAGAGCATTTGACGTTTCTAAGTTTCGTAAAAACTTAACAAAATCTATTACAGGTATGAGCTCAGGCTTTAATGATCCAACAGATTGGATTAGTACAGGTAATTATGCACTCAATTATCTAGTAAGTGGTGACTTTAATAAAGGTGTTCCTTTAGGCAAAGTTACTGTATTTGCTGGAGAATCAGGTGCAGGTAAATCATATATTTGTGCAGGTAACATTGTTAAAGCGGCACAAGATCAAGGGATCTTTGTTGTACTAATTGATAGTGAAAATGCATTAGATGAAAAATGGTTACAAGCACTTTCAGTAGACACAGACGAAAAGAAAATCCTAAAACTTAACATGTCAATGATCGACGATGTTGCTAAAACTATTAGTACATTTATGTCTGAATATAGAGAAATGGCAGACGTAGACCGACCTAAAGTGTTGTTTGTTATTGACAGTCTGGGTATGTTACTAACACCAACTGATGTAGATCAGTTTAATAAGGGTGATATGAAGGGTGATATGGGTCGTAAACCTAAAGCACTTACTTCATTAGTACGTAATACAGTTAATATGATTGGTTCACATAACGTAGGACTAGTATGTACTAATCATACTTACGCATCACAAGATATGTTTGATCCCGACGATAAGATTAGTGGAGGTCAAGGATTTATCTATGCATCTAGTATTGTAGTTGCAATGAAAAAACTAAAACTTAAAGAAGATTTAGATGGTAAAAAAGTAACTGATGTAAGAGGCATTAGAGCCGCTTGTAAAGTTATGAAAACACGTTATGCAAAACCTTTTGAAGGTGTGCAAGTTAAAATACCATATGATACAGGCATGGACCCATACTCGGGGTTAGTAGATTTATTTGAGAAGAAAGGCCTACTAGTACAGCAAGGCAATCGACTTAAATACACTGATTCGACAGGAAAGGAAACTCTTGAATATCGAAAAGACTGGTCAGGAGAGAAGTTAGACATAATTATGAATAACTTCGATTCTTTTCAAGCAGAAGAACCTGAAGTTGAAGATACTACTAACATAAAGGAGTAAGGATTATATGATCGAAAGTGGATCGCATGTCAGCGAAATTTGGCAATGCTTTAAAGAATATGTTGATAAAAAAAGCATGGAAACCGTTGCAGAACGGTTTGTTGATTTATGTGCAGATTTTGGGTGTTCTGATGAAGCATTTCGAGATGCGTTGGGTTCTGACAATGACCTAGATAAAGCTATTTCTTATTATCTTGAAGATGAAGA